GGCGAGCCCCAGGAGGCGCCCGCGCCCCTTGCCGCTCGGCGCGGCAGCTCGCGGCGCGAGGTCCGTGACGCGGCTGAGGGCTGCTTCTGCGGCGGCGACCTTCGGGTCAGGGGGGTAGCCCTCGCCGCCCTCGCTGCCCTCGCCGCCCTCGCCGCCCTCGCCACCATCGAGCAGGCCGTGCTGCGCGAGGACTTCCTCGATCGCGGCGACGATCTCCGGGTCGGGCTCGGCGCCATGCTCGTCCTGGGCCTGGATGACGTTGTCGAGCGCGCCGTCGAGTTCCTCGGCGGTCTTCACGTTCTGTACGATGTGCGCCATGACTTCGAGGCCGGGCGTACCGCCCTCGGCCAGGGCCGCGGACGCCAACACCAGCTTCGGCGTGACCGGGGCGCGGCGATTGGCGAGGCCCTGCACGAACGTGCAGGCGCGGGCGACCTTGGCGTGGGCCTGCTTGTCCAGGTTGGTGAGGCTGTTCATCGGCGCCGGCCCCTGGGGGGCGCCCGGGTGCGGCATCTGTCGGCCCGTCACGCCGCCTTCGGGCATGTCGGTGTTGCCTTGGCCCACGAGGTACTGGAGCGACCCCCGGTTCTTCTGGTCGAGCGCGGCGACGGCGTTGGTCTGCGTGGCGCTTTCGGGCGTGTTCGGGCCCGTACCGTTGAGGCTCGCGTCTTCGGCAGCCTTGTGCATCATGAAGGCCGCGATCTTCATCGCGCGCTCGGGGAGCGGGATGTGCGATGCCTGCTTGGCCATGGCCTGCGTCGAGGCCGACGGTCCGCGACCCGACTGCGCCGCAGCGGTAGAGGCGTCGATGAGACACGCTCCGATCTTGACGTAGGCATCGTCAGGGAGCGGGGCCTCCAGAATCGCCGGCAGCCCGAGGTCGGAGGCGATCTTGTCGAACACACCGAGGGCGAAGTCATCGCTGGCGAACGGCGGCATGCGCCCGGCGTCGGCCATGGCGTCCGACATGCCCTTGAGCAGGGTGCGGGAAAACAGCGTGGTCATGGGATTGGGGCTCCTTAGCTTTCGGACGAAGTGTAGTGCGTTGTGGCCGGGTTGTAGGGAGAAAACTGATGTGGCACGGGGGCCTGGGGCACACGGGCCGCGCGCATCTGATCAAACTTTGATCCAACGCGGCGCCCGGCCCCCTGGACGAGCCGTTGAAGGGCCATGCCTGGGAGCCCCAGGCGGGAGGTGAAAGGCGCCGCAGCGAGGCCTGTCAAGGCGTGGCCGAGGTCGCCGCCGCGCGCTTCAGGCTTGCCGTTCAGCGCGATGTTGCCGAGTTCCAGGGCGGGCATGCCGATCGACAGCGCTTTCATCCACGGTGATGCCGTCGGACTCCAGTAGTGGTCTTTGATGTGGGACCCCAGGGTCTTCGCGAGGCTACCCGTTTGGGCGTAGCGATCTTGAAGCTGTTTCCCAACGGTGATGGGACTGCCAAAAATCGCTTCGCGTCCAGCCTCGGCGACGTGCTTACCCAGGTGGGTAGCGGTCTGCTTCGCGGCGCTTCGCAGCGCTGCGCCTCCTCCGGCCTGTTCGACGTGCTGTTTGGCTGCTTGCCAGGGGTTGCCGGGGTTGGCTTTCCCTGCTTCGGCAGCGGCACCAAGCAGGTCTCCGAGGCCGCCTTTGTCATCGGGGATAATGTGCTCCCGGAACAAGTCAGACAGACCGTACTGCCCAAACACGCGTTCGCGCGCGGCCGTCTTTACGGCGTAGAGACGCTCGTCGAAGTTAGAATGCACCGCCGGCTCCGTGGTGTAGTTCCGCCCCGAAAGCATACGCGGGGACAGGATGTGTGCCGTGAATGTCAGAGGCTTCACCAAAGTGGGCCGCCTCTTGGATTGTGCTCTTCAAGTACCGGTGCGCGAGTCGCGCCATCCAGTCCTTTTCCAAGAGGGGGTTCATCGTGAAGGGCTTCATGACGAACTCTACTGCCGGAATGCTCTTGTTGACAGCTACTTCCTTCACCCCGTGCTCACGGAGGCTCTTGACCAGGGCCGGCGTGATCGGGGTACCGACGGTGTAGTGCAACACCTCTTGTCCGAGCCGCTGCCCTACGGCCTGCTCGATGGGTACGCGCTTAGCGCCTGCGTGATACGCTTCTCGAAACGCGTTGTAGTTGATGATGTCACCCTTGATGAACTCAGGGTGATCCGGATCTACGTCCAGCAACCGTACGTGGTTGATCTCGCTCTTGGCGAGAAGCTCCATGTGCCGCTTGTCGAGGTTGATGCCCTCTTTCTTGTAGATGCCGTGCATGGCGTCGACGAAGTAGGCGCGGCCCGCGCCGAGGCCCTTGTACCCTACGACCTTGGCAGGGTTAGGGACCCCGTTCGTCAATGCGTCCCCGCGTTCGACGTGGTCTCCGACCTTGACGCGTAGGGTCAAGTCAGGCGCCGCGTAGATCTTCTTCGTATCCACGTAGACGTAGTGGCCCCCTTGCGGCGCGCTCTCAATCTTGGCGATCCTTCCGTGCTCGGGGGCGAGCACGGCCTCATGCTGGAACGCGGCGGGTACCTCCAGTAGCTGCCGCACCCCTTTGAGACCTGTCGGAGATTTGTCGGTCGCCTTGACCGTCAGGGTGCCATGCCGCGACGACAGAGCCATCTGCGTCAAGGGCTCGGCCATGGCCTGCGCGGCGCGCACACCGACGGTCATGCCAATGGGGTGCAGCTGCCCCTTTTCGTTGTGTCCCTGACACATCTGGCAAACACCTTGCCGCGCGATGCACGTCATTGGGGAGCGCACGAGGAGGTACGAGGCGCCCTTCGCCTTGAGCTGCTGCACCACTTGAGGCGTGACGAGGCTGTTTCGTGGCAAGCCGTGATCGGCCTGTGTGTGCCGGTCGAGGATGTGCCCGTCGTCGATGGACATCTTTACGCCGTTCAGCGTTCCGCAGTCCGAGACGGTGACCACCTTGGAGATCATGTTCGCCACCAGGACTTTGGCCATCTCCCCAGGCTCCGACACCGAGATGCGCGCCTTGACCTCGTTCTCTCGGATCTCCGGACCCGTCAGCCAGTACTGTGCGGGCGTGAGCCCCTCCGAGTAGGAGCGGTCGATGAGCTGATGGCTCACCCCGTGTTTGGGGTGAACCGTGGCGAGCGGTGATGCGACGATCTTCATGAGCTGTGCGGGGTTACCGCGCGCACCGGAAAGCGCCATGTGCGTCATGGAGCCCTTGTGCGTCTTCGTATGCTCCAGCAGCTTCTCTTGGGTTTCTACGATGATGTGTTCGCGCGCGGATGGGTCTCTGAGCTGCTCCATCTTCGCGATGGCAGGTCGAACGATGGTGTCTCGCGCGTGGTAATCGGGCTCGATGTCGTCCAGGCCCACCGAGATGCCCTCAAGCGTCGCGATCTCATCGCCTCGTCGTTTGAGGGCCAGAACGGTCGAGACGTACTTGCGCGGGTCGCTCTTGGCCAGGTCTACGACATGGTCGTGCAGGCTCTTGTTGGTGTGCGTCCCCGAGATCTGGTGGCTCGGAGGGAGCACGTCGTTGATCAAGAACTGCCCGACGGTCGTAGCCATGGTGGTAGCTTACTCCTCGTCGGGTTCAGTGAGGTACTTGCGCGTGAGGAGATGTGAACCGAGGGCGGTGCCGAGGCGCGTAGCGGTCTCGGTGGCGGGGCTGAAGCGAGACCCCCCCAGACGCCGAGCCAAGTAGCGCGCCAGGACGCCTCCAGTTGCGCCCCCCACAGTGCTGCGGAGCGCGCCGCCCGTCAAGGTGCCATCATGGCCAAAGGCGCCACGCAGGGCTCCGTGGAGCGGTACCCCGCCTTCGAGATGGGTCGAGAAATAGCTGGTGGCCAGACCCGGGAGGTCGACGTAAGGGTCGAACTTGCCGCCGATGAGCTCTTCGCGGATCCCGCCAACCTTCGTGCCGGATGCCCCTTCGGCGCCCGGCATGTCGATCGGGTCAGTCAGCTGGATCTCGTCAGGCTCTGCCGCAGGCTGCGCGGGCTTCTTCGGGTCCGCGAGGTACTTGCGGGTGAGGAGGTGGGCGCCGAGGCCGCGACCCATAACTCCTCCGAGGTATGCCGCGCCCCCGACGGGGTCGTTGCTCACCGCCGCGCCAAGTCCGGCGCCAAGCATTGAGCCTCCGACTGAACCCACCAAGCCTCGCGCTGCGCCTCGCAGCGTCTGCCCGTGTCGGTTTCCTCGATACCCCCCTTGAAGCGTATGTGCGATGTCACCGCCGAGCATGCCGAGGGCTGTGCTTGTCCCCAGTCCTGGGATGTCCTTCTCCGCCTGGAACTCCCCGCCGATGAGGTCTTCCCGCAGGCCGTTGAGCTTCATCGCCCCACGCTGTGCGTCGGCCTGCCCGGCGCCAAAGGCGCGGCCTGCGCCGTACATCAATCCTGCGCCGGCCGCGCCGATGCCCAAGGCTTTCCCGGCGGCGGTAGTGCCGCCGCCGCGATGGAACCCCTTCCCAGCGGCGCGCACGCCAGCCATCAGGTTTTGGCCGGTGGTGCCGCGCCCGTGAGCCATGGCCTTGGACCCGGATGTCAGCGCACGCGAGCCGGCCGCGCTGAGCGTTCCAAGAATGCCGGGAGCGGCGGCTGCCGCCGACTTGTCCAGCCCGTAGAAGGCCAGAACCTTGTGTGCCCCTCGGGACTGCGCTTCAGCCCGGGCCTCTTTCGTGATCATCAAACTCCTCCGTACGACAGGTTACGGCTCAGGCCGTTTCGGTCCCCAGGTTCATTCGGCAGCCCCATCGGCGCGCCCCACAGAGGGTCTCCCGTTCGCTTCGCCGCGACGGGCTCGTCTCCGTAGCCGAAGTTGCTTTCGGCGAACAGCTTGGCGAGGGCTTCGATAGGCTCTCCCGATTCGTCGAGCAGCGCGTACTTGGCGGCGATCTTCCGCAGGGCCTGGGCACGGCCCAGGCTCGCTACTTTCCGCTTCGCCGCGTCTCCAAAGCCCTTCTTTACGCCGTAGAAACCGGGCTCCAGATCTGTGTAGAACCCTCGTACGCGCTTCTTCAAGCGCGTGGACACCCCGCGCGCGATGTTGTTGGGTTCAGACATCAGCCCTTACTCCGAAGGTAGCGCTTCAAGTCGTCGGCGTGCTGCTGGTCAGCCAGCGCGCCGTTTTGCGCCATTGCGTTCAATGCGACGTCGTCGCTGGTCTTGTGGAACAAGTCGGACCACGCGACCACAAGCTCTTCCTCCATCTGGAGCAGGGCCTGAATCACGGTGCGCGTATCGTCGAGCGGGACACTCGTCACGGCGCGTGGCGTAACACAGGCATCTCCGCCCAGCGCTGTGATCTTCTTGTTGAGTTGGTAGATGTCGTCGCGCTCGTTCTTGATGTGTTCTTGGAAGTGCTCGTAGATGCCGTCACGCCACTCCGCGCGGAGCTGGTCCCCGTATGCGATGTACGCGAGCATGATCGTGTACTTGCGAGAGAGAATCTCTTGCAGACAGGGGAGATGCGGCGAGCCCCTCTGTCCCAGCATGTCAGTCAAGAAGTCGAACATCGGGGTCCTCGGCCTCTCCGCTGTCACCGGTGACCATCTCCGGCGGGTACAATTGTAGCGCTTCGTCCGGCTCCAGAGAGTATTCCGGTGCGTCGAGCTCTACCCCCTCGCCGTACGCGTCATACAGCTCCTCGTCCTCCGCGCGCTTTTCGTTTTCAATCTCGATGCTGTCAGATAGCTTGAGCTCTCCGCGCCGGTACGCTGCGAGCACATCTTCCCGGGTCTTGAACTTGCGCACAGGGCCGCTGGGCGTAGTGTGCTTCGCCGCCAGTGTCGTGGCGATGATCGCTTCGTGTTGGGGGAAGACCATCAAGCGATTGCGCTGCTGATCGCTCAAAAGCATGTTGCTGAGGGTCATCTGTTTCGCGTCATCGACAGCGGACGCCCCGATTGGAAAGTGAACCTGGAGCGTGTCGCCGTCGTAGTCCAGGTTCATGCCCTTCTCGGTGAACGGCGAGACGCGGATCGTCTTTCCAGGCACAGGCTTGGCGTACGCGGCGACGATGGAACCCCGGTGGAGGGTGGGGGCTCGGTTGATAATGGCGGGCCGCTCTCGGGTCTCTTCCAGCATGGCTTCACGCGCAGCAGGGGCCTTTGCCATCACCATCTCGCGAGCGGTGAGGGCAGGGTATCCCTTGCGGATCAGGCGGGCGACGATGAGCTTGTCGAGCGCGAGCCACAGCATCGGCTCGGGGATACCTACTTCATCCATGCCCAAGTTCGGGTCGGGTACGGCGGTTCCGCGTCCGGAAACGTCTTGCGTGCGGCGCATGAGCTTGCGCTGAAAAAAACCGCCCTTCGGTGTTCCGACACCCGCTACAGACGCCAGAAGACCCTTCACCTTCTGCTGCTGCATCTTTGGGTCAGTGGGCAGCGTAGTTCCGTAGAGTTCTTCTACCTTGGCGTAGAGATCCTGGCGGTGCTTCCCTCGGTCGGACTCTACGGCCGTCGTCTTGAGCGTCTTGTTGGAGTCGAAGAGCTGGGCGTACAGCTTGTTGGCGTCGGCCACCATCAGCTGTGAGGGGTCACGCACTCCAGGCTGAACAGGGCGGAAGATGGGGGGGATGACGGGGATTTTGCTGATGACGTAGGCGTCGCTAGGGCTGAGCTTGTGCTTCTGGAGCGTCTCCAAGTACTTGATCTGCTTGACGACGTCGTTCAGTGCGGGCCCCTTCGCGGTCTTCAGCTGCTCGCGCAGCTGGCGGAGTTTGGCGGGAACGTCCATACGTCCGAGCTCTTCTCGGAACCAAGCACCACCCTTGTCACGGAGGGCTTCCTTGAACTTGGTCTCCGTCATGCCGAGCAGTCGACGTACAGGCTCCTCGAAGACAGGGTTCGGAACCGGCTCGTGCAGGTCGATGTGTGCGTAGAGCGTTCCTTGCGGTCCGCCCGTTTTGCGAGGGTCGAAGAGTCCGCCGGTTTCGGGCTTCAGGTCCTTGGCGCGGACGGTGGCGCCGTGCTCAAGCGCCCCGGTGCTGCGCGCCACGACATCCTTGTCTGTCATCGGCAGCAGCGAGAATTTAGACCCGCGCTTGTCTACCTTGACGCCGGCGCCCTCCAAGAGTCCGAGAAACTTGTTGAAGGCAAAAGAAGGCTTCGGCGCGGGCAGCGGCAACCCTGTCTGCACAGCCTTCCAGTACTCGTCGTTCTTCTGTCCTCGGATAGTCGACGCCTCGCGTAGAAAGTTCCGCGCGTTGTGCGCGAGGAGTGCGTCGAACTCCATCTTGCCGAGGCCCTTGGCGCTTTCGTCGCCACCTGTCTTGAGCGGCTGCTCGTTGAGGTCGTAGGGGCCGACGCCGTGCCCGGCGAAGTTCGTGTCAGTGCTCTTGAACAGCTTGTAGATGTACTGCTTGCCGACCAGCACGCCCTTGCCGTCTGCTCCCTTGATGGTGCGCTGAAGGAGCGGGTCGTAGAGGTGTTCCTTGTCCTTGACGCCATGCTCCTTCATGAGGTCGCGCGCCCACTTTACGGCGTTATGCCCCGCCGCGTTGTCGTAGACGATGGGCTGCCCGGTCTTGTCCGCCACCTTGGACACTGCCGTTTCGATCACCTGTGCGGGGTTGATGCGCGACACGACGCCTGCCGAAGTGAGCAAGAGGTCCAGGGGGTTGCCCTGTTCGTCCCGCAGCATCTCGTGGTCCGGGACGATTTTGGCCACCACGCCTTTGTTGCCGTAGCGCCCGGCCAGCTTGTCGCCGACTTGCATCGACTCGCGGGTCTTGACCAGGACGGTAATTTGGCCGCTCGTCCGGATGACGTCTACGACTTCCCCTGGGACGCCGTGATCCCATAGAAGCCCGACATCCTTGAAGGGCTTTACCAAGGTTTTCCCGATGCGGCCCAGCATGGCGTCTGTACCGCTTACGGACTGCTTCATGAGCCCTGCGACAAGCAGATCCTTCGGGTCGACCTTGGCGCCCTTCTTGATGACGCCGGTGTCATCCAGCTTGGCGTAAGAAGCGGCGGGGTACTTGGCCCCGTAGTACATCTGGTGCTTGGCGCGGTTCAGTTCGATGCCGCTGAGGGCGAACACCTCGCGGTACATGTGCTCGCTAGTGAGCTTCTGCGCGGCGGCTTGGGAGATCACGACCGCGTCGTTTGAGTTGTACCCGTAGTAGGGCAGGTAACCGACCCGCAGGTTCTTGCCCAAGGCCAGAACGCCGTTGCGCGTGTAGTTCGACTCGGCGAGGCGCTGTCCGCCCTCAACTTTGTCGCCGACCTTGACGTCAACGGAGTGGTCCAGGAAGGTCTTCGAGGGGAAGGGGAACTTCTGGTAGTAGGGGACCTTGATGAGGCCGGCGTCACCTGCGGCGGCTGTCTTCACCGCGTGCGGCTTCAAGTAGATGAACTCGTGGTCCACCTTCGCCACCGTGCCACTGACCGGAGCCGTGGGCACAATCATGTGCCCGTAGATCGCCTCGAAGGAGTGGCCCTCAGGGTGGTGCGACCGCACTTGCACGAGCGGGGCTTCCCGTTCGACCAAGGGCAGCGCTTGCGTGCCCATCTTGGATCCCATGATGGCGCGGTTTCCCTGGATCGAGTGGATCATGGGAATCAGCGAGGTCGCGGGCGAGTACAGGTGCTTGACGTGACCGAGTTGGTGCGTGACGCGTGACGCGGCGACACGGGTTTGATGGCCGTCCACGAACGCGTCCACCATGCCGCGAAGCTCTTGGTGCGGGAAGGCGACTACATACTTGTTCAAGTCCCCGGCGCGCACGTAGTCGTCCTTGCCGGTCTTCACGTTGCGCAGCACCGTGTAAAGGTTCCCCTTGTCGTCACGGTGCGCGGCGATGGTGGCGCGAATGTCGACGCCGGAGTGATTGGAGTTGCCTGACCAGTGGCCCAGGCCACGCCCGTGCCGGACATAGAGGAGGCCTCCGGGCACTGTGGCACAGTACACCATTCCGTCATAGAACGTCGTGTAGTAGTGGCCCTTACGAGGGACCGCTTGTCGAAAGCGGTCCCGCATCAGACGGACTTCGTACACATCGAGATAGCGATCCTGACGCTTGTCGCTGTACTTAGATACTCGTACAGAGCGACCGAGTGAGATCGCTAAACGCTCTACGTCGTCAGCGAGGCGGGAGCTCGTTGTGCAAAACACTTCCTGTTCGTACACCTTGCCTGTCGCCCGCGTAGAGTCGATGCGACCGTCGCCGAGGAGCAGCGCCTCCAGCAAGTTGCGGCGGCTGTCTTGGTCCGCCTCAAAGAAGTACTCAGGGATGTACTTGCTTTCGCAGAAACCGAATTGGGCGAGGTATGTCGCCAGTTGTCGATGGTTGATGTTGTAGGAGTTATTGCGGTACGTCCACTTGAACGGAAGCTGGCGTAGAACACGCTCCAGCGCGGCGCACTTCCATTCGTTGACGCTGACGCTCTGCGAAATATGCACGCGGGCAGGTTCGCCATTTTTCTGCTTGGATACGCATCCTTCTGAAAGGTACCACCCCATGAATGCAGCCCAGATACACATGGGCAGTGGCGGCGCCGCCGGGGCGTACCCCGCAACATCCGGGAGTACAAATTTATCGGCGCCACCCCCTTCGTACGGCTCGTGCCCCGTATCGAATACGCGAGGCTTACCGTGAACGTCGGCAGCCTCGATAAGCGTGAACTTTGACGGAGAGCCCTCCGTCAACGGGTACACGCGGTCCAGTGGCGCGCACAATACGCGGTGGTTCGGTGTGACCAAGTATTCGAGCTTGCTGTTTTGAACGCCGTAAAGGACTCCCTTGTACCGGGCGCGGACCACACGGGATGCGCGGTGGTACTCCAGGCGCCCGTTTACGCGGCACGCGAATACGTCGTTTTCTGTGACGAGATCCCAGCGTTTCCAACCTGTCATCGTGAGCACTTCGCTAGTGTCCGGATGACACTCCGGGGTCCGGATTGGGTCGAGCGCACCGAAGTGCGTGTTGTGGATCATGCGGGCGTCCACCGGGATGGCCCGGTCGGAGGGGATGCCGCCTTCGCCGAGGCTAGTCACCTTCACCGCGTGGTCGATGATCTCCATCGGGTTGATGCCCGTCGGCACGCTGGACAGCGACGACGTGGTCAGAAACTTCCGGATGGGGTCCGAGAACGGAGCGGGCTTCAGGGCCTCGCGGATGCTGTTCTTCCCTGTGAGCGCCATACGCGCCTTCGGAGCCCATACACGCGACGTGAGCTTGATACGCTCCGAGATGAAATCGTCCAGGGTGTGGAACGTCTTGAACTTCAGCGAATCCGTATCGTCCACATCGGTCTTCCCCGCGTGGACGTCCAACATCTTCTTCGCCGCCACCAGTAGCGTCGTCGGCGTCACGCTGGTGTGCGCGGCGCCCAACGTCGCGGTCGTCACCTCGGGGTCGAGCGTGGCTTGATCGAAACGCTTCTTGATGGCCTCGACCTTCGTCTCGTGCGGCGCGTTCGGATTCAGCACCGCTGGGTGCTCGACCTTGGTGTAGAGCTTGCTGATTGTCGTAGCGGTCTGATGCCCGTGCTCGTCTTCGTTGGCGCGCGCGACGCCAGCGCCCAGGTGCTTGGCGATGTGATCGTGCTCGACGCCCATGCCGCGCAATACGGCGTAAAGGGGGAGGTTGGACGTTCCATACTGCATGTGGAACGTCCCCTTGTCGGGGTTGAAGGCGAGGTCGAAGTTCTTCCCGCGCCCGAGGTTGAACACCGTCTTCAAGTCCCCGTTGTTGGAGCGCTGGGTGTACACGCCGGGCTTCCGCCGCAGCTGGTTGGCGACTTGGTACTCGTTGCCGTCGGCGATCAAAGTGTGCCGCGCAGTGAGATACGGCACGTGCGCCAGGGTGAAGTTCTTCGCTTCATCCACCACCTTGCCGGATGCGTCCCTGAGCACCAGCGTGCCTTTTACCGGCTCGTACAGCGAAGAGCCCTTGGTGATGGCGTTGTACTCATCCGTGGGGCTGTAGTTCTGCGCGTGAACCCGGACGTCTTGAAGTTCCAGGGTGCGCCCCTTCAGATCCAGCGGAAACGCGGCGGACAGCGCCTGCGTCGTTTTGGCGTGCAGTTTCTCCCGCAGGAGGTTGGCGCTGGTCAGCACGGGCGTCAGGTCACTCATCGCCAGCGAAGTTTAGCTCTTTTGTCGGGTAAAAGCACATAGCGGGCGCTGTCTGCCCGCTAGAGGAGAGGTCCCGTGCTCATTCGCCCTGTGTTCGTGTTCTTGATCTTCATCACTGGGAAGGGGGGCAGGAGGTGAGCGTCTTCAAGGCGCACGGGGAGTACCTCGGAGAGGTACTCCCATACGCTCGGCGCTTAGCGCCAATCACGGAGGAGGCGGTTCAAGGCCTCCTCGACGCGTCTCCGTATGCGGAGGTGCGCGACAACGGCGCCGAACAGGCGCTGCACAACAAGGGGTTTGTCCTCGCAGCGGTGAGGGATGGGTGCGCCATCCTGGCGTACCTCCATGACGGCGAGTACGCCCTCTACACGGCTCCGGCCGCGCGGGTCCTCAACGACCTGAAGTTGCCGGAGTACGTGTAGATTCCTTGCCCCTGAGCGTGCCGCTACAAACGCGGCACGCTCAGGGCGCGAGCTTTCGCCGTGTTCGTTTCGGCCTCAGGCTCTTCCCACGCGATGGTCACGTAGAGCTCGCCGCGTTCGTTCGAGAACTCTCGGGCAGAGAGCTTCATGGGGCCGTTGGCCTTGGCGTTCCGAAGCCGGTTGACGAGCCGGATGTACTCCCCGTGCCGCGTGTGCGGACAGACGTACTCCCCTTCCTCCGGCAGTAGATCGGGGTTTTCTTTGGTCGCTTTCTGGCAGCGTCCACAGCTCTGCCAGGGGCGGAAGATCACGTAAGTTTCGTGATGCACGACAACTTCGCGCGCTCGCTCCTCGGCCGGCTCTGTGAACCCCGTACGCGGGCCGCGCGGCATGTCTTCGCGGCTACTTCGCTGTCGCTCCATCCAGTCTTCCATCAGCCCTGCGCTCCTTGCGCCTTCATCTCAGCCATCTGATTCTGACTCAGCTGTTCTACCAGCTGCGTCACCACGCAGTACATGATGAAGTCTTCGCCCTTGAGCGCGTCCATGCGGCTGCGCCGGGTCCCCGCGTCGTAGCCCGCGATCTCTTCGGCCAGAGGCTGCGCGGACGCCAGGATCGCCTGCTGGTCATAAGCCGGGCCGCCGGCGCTTTGCAGCGCTTGCTGCTGCGCTTGGTTGGACAAGGAGCGCTGCGCTTTCTGTAGCGCGATCTGCGTCTCCTGCTCGGCGCGCGCGTCGGCCAGAGCGTCTTCGCGGCGCTGCCTGCGCTCATGGTCAAGGTCGATGTCGACCATCTCGGCGAGCGTGGAGTTCGAGAGGAGCTGGCTCTGCCAGAGCTGGATCTTCAGCTGCTTGTTCTCAACGTCGTCCAGCATCTTGAAGTCCGCGAGCCGCATCTTGATCGAAGCCCAGCCCATGAACGCGGCGGCTTTCTGCTCAATCCACTGTACGAGGGAATTGAGATTCTCGATGTGCGTCTGGAGCTGGTTCTCGATCATGCGCAGGGTGATTTCGCCGCGCGTCTGCCCGAGGCCGCCGGAGAGGAATTCCATCGGCACGCCCAGCGACAGCACGATGTTCTTCTCGGCCTCTTGCAGCTCTCCGAGCGTCAAGAGCGCTCGGCCCTCGCCGCCGATGTTCTGCACGCCTACGGGGACGGGCGAGAACTGGATCCGAAGCGGGTCGCGCCGAAAGAGGCGCATGTTCCGCTCCATCTCCAACTTCCATCGGTCCAGCGGGATCGTGGTGATGGGGTCGCCTTGGCCACTCGCTGCCAGCGGGTGAATGATCCTGAACGGCGTAATGTGCTCCAGGGCGATGGCCTCGTTGGCCCGGCGAAGCACGGCCGTAAACAGGAAGTTCTTGATCGCGCTGGTGATGGGCGGAAAGCCCCACTGCGCCTGAACCCCGGCGGGCCCAGGCATCTTCAGGTGGTAGAGCGCCCCCGCTCCGAACTTGAAGGTCTTGCGCTCCTGCATGGCGCGCAGGATTTCCAAGGGCATGTGGTCGATGAACGTCTTGTTTCCGGCTCGGACCTTGGAGACGTCGTCGCGCGGAATCTGGTAGTAGTAGACGGACTCGCCCGTGATCCGGTTGTGTTCGATGTCGATCAGCTTCGGGTCAAACCGGATCAGCGTGATCTTTGACGGATCCCGCAGCTTGTAGTCTTCGACCTTGGAGATGACGCCTTGCCGTTTGCACTGCTTGCAGTTGTGCGTGAACTCCAGCTTGGACAGGTTGAACTTGTACTTGGCCGCGCTGATGTCTTCCTTGGTGCCGCAGTGGGGGCACACAAGCTCCCGCTTGATAGGCTCGTACACCGAGACGAAGGCGTTGCCATAGAGCCACACGTCGTAGCTGACCAGGGTCAGGAAGCCCTTCAGTCGAAGGTTTTCCTCGAAGAGCTTCTTGTGCCGCGTCTTCTCCTCTTCGGACGTCGACTCGTAGATGAACCGCGTGATGGGGTACTCCCCGAACTTCCTCACCACGCCGTAGACGTGCGCGGAGTGGAACCCGAGGTACTCTGCCCACTTGAACAGGTCCTTGAGCTTGCGGGGTACGAACCCCGTCAAGTAGTCGAACATGGGATTGGAGTGCGCCGCCGCGTTGCGGCCTCCGAACCCCAACAGTGTGTCGTCGTAGCCGCCGTCCATCGTCATCGCATCACCAGCAGGAAGGAATAACACATGCTCATCACCGGAGCGCGTCTGCGCGAAGTTCTCCCCGTCTTTCGAGTAGTGGCGCCAGAGAAGTCGCCCTTGGGGCGCGTCTGGGGCGGCGCGTACGCCGAGGGCGCGTGGCTGTTCCCCGCTTACGCCCCTTTTGCCAAGTGGGTCGATGGCGACCTTCAGAAGATTGTGCCACACGCGCAGTGGGACTCTTTGTCGAGGGACTTCCTCGCTGACGCCCGCGCGTCCGAGGCCGCGCTCGACCGGGCTTTGGCCGCGTGGCAGGCGCAGGACGACGCGGCCCTGCCCGTTGGCGACGATTTTTTCCCCCCTCGCTTTACGCCGTACAAGTACCAGAGGCTGGGGGTCTCGCGCGTGATCAACAGCTGGCGCGCCTATTTCGACTGGGACATGGGAACGGGTAAGACCCGGACCATGATCGACGGCCTCCGCATCCTCCGGGAACAGGGGCAGTTCAAACGGGCCCTGGTGCTTGGGCCGCCCGTGGTCTTGGAGTCCTGGGCGCGCGAGGTCGTGCGGTGTTCCCGCGGGGCCTGGACGCCGGTTCTTTGGGACGGGTCGCTCCAGGCAGAGAGGGCCGCGCAATCGGCCGACATCGTCCTGGCCTCGTACGCGCGGATCCGCATCGAGCGGGACGCGGCGGCTGTGGCCAAGAAGGAGCTGGCCATTACGGCTGACCAACGCGCGCGATACAACCTCCCCCTGTTGGACGACGAGACTTTGGCCCTCTATACGCGTGACGCCGCGCATCCTTTGTACTCGCTGGACTACGACACCATCGTGGCCGACGAGAGTCATTACCTGGGGGCCTGGGAGTCCGGGCAGACTCAAGCGGCAATCGAGCTGTCCGCAAAGGCTTTTCGGCGCTACTGCTTGAGTGGTACGCCCGGCGATGATCCACGCAAGCTCTACGGGCAGCTCTATTTTCTGTCGCCGGCACTTGTCGGTATGCCCTACCACAAGTTCGAGGAGCACCATCTGGTGCGTTCCCCCCGGAACAAGCACGTCGTGGTCGGATACCGCTTCCTCAACGAGCTCAACGAGCGCTTTCGCAGCTGCTCCTTGAGCATGAAGAAGTCCAATGCCTTGGTGGACCTGCCTCCGGTAACGACGGTGGACTTGTACTACGACATGGGCTTCGCGCAGCGAGCGCGCTACAACGAGCTCGTCATGGAGATGGCGATGTCGGTGACACCTGAGACGCTCTACGCAAAGCCCGGGGAAGTCCCCGAAGACTTTGAGCCCGTCCGGGCGTCGGTGCGTCTCCCCAATGGCGCTGTGCGCGTCAACAAGATGCTTCAGGTCTTGTCAGGGTTTGTTATCCAGGGTGCGGATTACGGGATCTGTGATGCGTGCCCGCACATGCAACGCTGCGTCGACGCCAAAATTCGCCCGTACACCAAGAAGTGCGAGGTGGTTCAAGAGGCGCCGGAGCGGCGCGTGCTCCGGGACATCGAGAATCCGAAGTTGGATCTATACAAAGACCAGCTGGCTTTGATTCTGGAGAACGACCCCACCAACAAGGTCATTGTGTGGGCCTCCTACACGGAAGAGCTCGACGATCTTGTCGCGGCGACAAAGGCACTGGGCGTGGAGTTCGTCCGCGTGGATGGACAGACCCTCGCTCGGCAGTCTCGTATCGACCAGTTCCAGGAGGATCCGGCGTGCCGGGTGTACATTGGACAGGTCAGTACTGGTATCGGAATCACACTTACAGCCGCCAACTACACCATCTTTTACACGCTGCCCTGGGACCCTTTGCAGTATCGACAGGCTATGGATCGGAACAACCGTCCCGGCCAGACGCGCCCGATGACGGTTTATCGGCTCTTGTCGTCCGATCGGTCCTGGGCGCTCGATCGGTATGTTGCTCAAGTGCTGGTTTTCAAGGAGAACATTTCCTTGACGCTCACGGAGCTGGTTGCGTGCGCCGGTTGCGACCGGCAACCTGACTGCGCGCGTGACGAGATCCTCCCCTTTCGCGCGCAGTGCAAGTACGCTGCAAACGTCGAGCGCCCCGTCGCCGACGTGGAGGTCATTGAAACATGCGACTGACGATGGAACATTCGGACGTCATCAAGGCCCTGGCCTTGTACGTCCAGACCAAGGGCTTCACCGTAGAGGTGAAGCCCGAAAACTTCGTGTTCGCCAATGAGAGCCAGGAGCCGGGGCAGTTCGACCTCGTGGTTCTCGTCAAGAACGCCGACATGGGCGCCCCCGCGCCGCCCCCACCGTCGGTGGGGGCTCCTCAGCGTCCGGCAGCGGGGCGTCCGGCGCCGCGTTCGGCGGCTGTTGCCCCGCCCCCTCGGCCCGCGCCTCCCGCACGCCCGGCGTCCAAGAACGACATGTTCCGCCCTGTCGCGCCGCCGCGCGCGGCGCCGCCGCCGCCCAAGCACCGCATCTTGGACAAGCAGGCCCTGTCCTCTCCAGCGCTGGCGCTTGCGGGTCAGCACCCTCACATGCCTGCGGCGCAGGCGGTCGTTCACGCCTATGAGGGCGCGGAGACGGCATCCAACTACGTGGATGATGAAGGGGCTCCGGACCCCTCTGCGGGCAATTACCGTTCGCCGATGGACACGGGGCTCTTGGTCGACCCGGCCGATATGTCGCCGGAAGATCGAGCGGTGTTTGAAGAGATTCTGGAGCGGTCGGCCGCGAACGCGGAGACCGGGCCGGTGTACGCCGATGACAGCGCAAACGACCCCATCTTGCCCGGGGGGTATTTGGATGACGCGTGATGTCTGACCGCCGACACCTTCCGGTCATTCCAGCGGACCTCGTAGATCCGGTTCTTCCAGGTGGGGCGTTCTCGCACTCTCAGTACGAGACGTTCAAGAGCTGCGGGCGTTCGTACGAGTTCAAGTACGTCAAAGACATTCGTTTCGGCCCGGGACCTGCGATGGTCCGTGGTACGGCGATTCACACTGCGGTGGAGACGGCGCTTCGCCAGAAGATGGCGGGGGGCGCTGACCCCTCGCTGGAAGTTCAACTGGCCGTTGCGTCTACGGCCTTCGACAAGGCCAAGGCCTCCGTCGAAGACTGGGGCGACGAGACGGCGGGCAAGGTGAAAGACACAGCCCTCAGTCTTTACCGCGTTTACCACGTGAACGCGCTACCGAGGATCACCCCCGTCGAGGTTGAGGAGCCCTTTATTGTCAAGGTTGGCTCCGTAACGGTCCGCGGCGTTATCGACCTCGTGGATAAGACAACCGAACACCCGGGCGATCCAGGCCGTTTGGAGGTGGTTGACCTCAAGACCTCTGCGTCAAAGTGGTCTGAGAATGACGTCAAGACCGACCCGCAGCTGTCGCTGTACACCGCCGTGAAACGCCTTGTGTTTGCGAGGATCGACAACCTCGTGAGCACCAAGACGCCAGCGCTGCACAGGCTCCCAGCGTCGAGGGGCCCGCGCGACCATCGGAACCTCATTGAGGACTACGAGCAGGTCGTCGACTACATCAAACGGGGCGTCTTTCCGATGGCTCCCATGGACTCGTGGAAGTGCACGCCCAAGTGGTGCAGCTACTACAGCATGTGCCGGGGCCGGGAGTAGCTCCATGGTTTACCGAACGCCGGCGTCTATGCCGGAACCTGACACGGACATGACGTGCGGGGACTGTGGCGCGCGGGCGCCCTTCCGCTCTACAGGCTGGGGAATGGTCGACTTCACCTGTACGAGTCGCGTGTTCTTGGCCTGCAATGTGTGCATCCAGGAGAAGTACCCTTGGCTTCTTCGGCCGAAGACGCAGGTAGAGGAGTAGCGCTGATGGGCCTGAAATTCGGGGTTGTCACAAAAATCGACGCGGACGAGGTAGAAGAGGCTGAGGTCAAGCCTTTACGCCGTACGGAGGACGTGGCACACCCTGTGTTGTGTCCAACGTGCGCCGCCCCAACACGCGAAACCGCGACCCGTACGCGGCAGTGTCCGAACTGCGGGACACTGCCGTTCGAGCGCTGACTGACGAAGCGCACATCCTCTACGACCCCAAGATCCACCGAAGGGTCGTCAACTTTCTTTTCCTCGCCTACTTCACCTCGCCTCATCCGGAGGCGGAGGTTGCAGTAGAACTCTGGGCGTGTTATCGCCACCTTCTCGAAGGTGGCGCGATCGGGGACATGCCGATCACACGCCTCAACAAAACAGCCACCATCGCGACAGTCAGAAAGCTGTTGCGTGGCGAACTGGTCCAATTGACGGACCACGAAGGAGACCACGATGAGCACGGAGAACACCATGAACGAGACCCCGACCACCGAGAAGAACGAGAAGAAGAAGAAGGCGCCGGCGGCTTCCGAGTCGTCGCAGCTGTCCGGTTCTGATCGCGCCGCCGCAGCCCTGGGATTCGAGTACGACTTCCTCCCCCTCCCCGGGGACGTGACGGACGGGGCGCTCATCAAGATCGACCCGAAGGCCGTGGCGATCTCCAAGCTCGACGCGCGCACCGCGCCGGCGCTCGTCGACGCCGAGTTCGTCGAATCCATCAAGAGCGATGGGGTCATCCAGGACCCCTGCGTCACCTACGCGCGGCACAAGAAGACGGGCAAGGAGGGCTGGATCGCTGTCGCGGGCCGTCGGCGCCTCACGGCATGCGTCCAGATCGGGCGCAAGGAGATCAGCTGCAAGGTCAAGGAGATTCGGGACATCCGGCACTACCTCCTCCTGGCCGGCAAGGAGAACCTCCAGCGCGACTCCATGTCCTTCTGGGACAAGTACGTGTTCCTTCAGAACCTCATGTCCACCGGGCTGAAGCAGTCGGAGCTCAAGGGGGCGCTGAACATCAGCGAGGGGAACGTCTCCCAGATCCTCGCGGTGGGCAAGCTCGACGAGCGCGTGCAGAAGATCGTGCGGGAGGGCTCCAAGGAGCCCTTCAAGAGCTTCGCCGCCAGCGTGGTGCGCGAGCTGAAGCGGATCTCCGACCCCGAAGTCCAGGTGCACTTTGCCCAGGTCGCCATGGAGAAGAACTTGTCTCCGGGCGCCGTCAAGCACGAGGTGGAGAAGTACCTCGACAAGCAGGCGCGGGCCGCCGAGAGCAGCGGCGACAAGGGCGAGAAGGGCGCGAAGGGGGCCAAGGGCGGTCGGGGCGTGAAGCTCCCCGAAGAGGTGGTGGCCAAGGACGTCAAGCTCGTGGCGAAGACGGACATCGTCACCCTGTTCAACTTCAGCGCCGCCCGCTTCACGAAGCTGAAGAGCTCGGACAAGACCAAGCCCGAGACCCTCGCCTACGAGCGCGGGCGTCGCGACGCGCTGGCCCAGGTCGCGGGCCTCGCGCCCCTGCCCACCAAGGCGGCCGAGAGCGAGGAGTAGGCGTTACACGTCTAGGACGTCTGCGAGGCACGTAATCTCTTCGTCGGAGAGGTGCTCTCGCAGACGGGCCAGGGCCTGGGCCTGCACCGCCTCCACTCGGGTCGGCGTCATCTGCGACCCGTCAATCTCGTACAAGATCTGTCCAATCGTCTTCACGTCTTTCGGCTCTCCTCCACGCAAGCCGAAGGCGTAGATCAACACCAGACGCTCGTTGCGGGCGAGGCGCGCACGCTGAAGCATGTCGAGCACGTTCAAGCGTGCGCGCTGCACGTCGCGTTCGACGTTTACGGTGTCGTCGACGATCACGACGTTGTCGATCGAGGCGATGGAGGGTTCCTCAAAGACTTCGTAGGCCTCCCCAGCGGCCTGCTTGGTCTCGTTCTCGATGCGTACGCGGCGCATCTCTTTTCGCGTGTGGTTTGGGACGTGTACGACCCGGATGCGGTACGTTGCCTCCTGCATCTTCACGGCGACCCAGTTCGCCGCGTAGGTCAAGAAGCGGTTCCCGCGCGCCGGGTCGAAGAGGGTGATGGCGTGGAGTAGCCCCTCGTAGCCTGCTGAAATCAACTCGGAGAACAAGGCCTCGTCGTGTGATCGGCGTTTGGCTTGTTTGATGACGAAGCGGTAATACCCGCTCGCGATCTCGTTTCGGAGTCGGTCTCGTTCAGCCGCGTGCTGTTCGCGGGCGCTGGGGCTCGCGGACAGCTCTGCGGCTGAACGGGCCGTCTGGTACGCCGTAAAGAGGTCGTACTCTTCCCGGGCGGTCCTGATAGCGTGTGTACCCACATCGCGGAAATGCAGGTCCAGCAGGGTTTGTTGGAGCTTGAGTGGTTTAGGCATCTTCCTCAAGTCTTTACAGGGCCCGCGTCTTGCGGTAAACCCTTAGCTCGTTGCGTCGCCACGGAGGCGCCGCACACCACAGGAGAACACGCATGTCGAAGCATCAAAAGAATACCACGGCGCCCACCCCCCCGGTTGTGGAGCCGCTCACTGCGGAGGCCGTACCTTCCACGGAGATCGTCGGCGCTGCGGCGCCGACGGCCCTCGTCGAGGAGGTGGACGTGGCGGTCCACGCCCTGACGCGGAAGTACAAGGACGCCTTGCCGCACATGGCGGCCTACCTCGATCAGGTCGCGCCGCCCAGCGCGAACGAGATCCAGACCGCTGTGGCGGCGCTCGATCAGGTCAAGCGGGACGCGTTCGTCGCTGCGTTGGCGCGCATGAACCCGGTGAAGCTGGGCCAGCACACCACCCGGCAGGAGTTCCGCCTGCCGGAGATGCGCATCTTCCACGGAACGGGCTCGGACGAGCTGCGTCCGAGCGACGCCCCCAACGGCAGCATCTACAGCACCGATGGGCGTATCCTGGCCGCGCCCAAGGCGGCTCTCGCCAACCTCAAGCACAACCCCAAGCACGCGAAGCTCGGCACCACGGTCTCCGGCTTCCTGATCGCCGTGCACGAGGCGCACACGTTCTGGCCTCCGCGCAACGGGGAGCTTCCGCCGAACGTGGAGGTCCGCGCCAACGTCCCCATCTGCCGCTCGCTCGACCGCAAGCGCGGCGACTACTTCGGGAGCTGCGAGGCGTGCGCCTACCGTCCGTTCAAGGACGGCAAGCCCAACAAGGACAGCTGCCGCAACGAGGACCACCTCTACTTCGTGTTGGCCGACTTCTCCGGGGTGTACCGCTTCGTGGTGCACGGGAAGTCAATCAAGCCCGGCAGCGCGGCCATCAAGAAGAAGAGCCGCCCCTGGGCGACCTACTTCCAGCACGCCTTCGAGCTGGAAGCGCGTGAGGAAACGCAGGGCACGGACCGCTGGTTCGAGCTCGCGGCGAGCGTCAGCACCGACATCGCCGACCCGACGCCCGAGGAGACGGCGCTTCTGACGGCGCTCGCGCGGCAGGTCGACTACGAGATCTTCTTCCCGCAGCTGGCGGCGATCTACACCTCCGAGCCGAAGCACGTCGCCAACGGCGGCGCTTCGGGCACGTCGGACATGGACGCCCTGATGGCGTCGGCCGGCGCCACGCCGGCGCCGGCGACCAAGGACGTCAGCAAGGCCAACATCTAGCTCTCGCGCACGGGCCGCTCGGTGTGCCGCTTTACGCGGTACACCGAGCGGCCCGTCTTCTTCCCACTGTTTCTTTGGCCTGAGCGAGAGGGGAAAGATGGCAACCAGCTCAAGAGAAATCGTGCAGACGCGCACGTCGCTATCCAACATCTACAGCGAGATCGTCTTGCGCCACGCGCCGTGGTCGATCTCGAAAGCTGGAGTGCTCAACCTCTGCGGTAAGCAGTACCTCCACAAGTACGTGGAGAAGCTGACCGAAGGGAAGAAGAGCGACTCTTCTCGCGTGGGTGTCGTCGCCCACGCTGTCCTGGAGGCGGGTCTTCAAACTCCGGGGATCGACCTTCGCGCCGTGCTGCACGAACAGATCGACAAGCATCAGCTGTCCCGCGAGGAGACTATCGCGTGTTCGGCGCGGATGTCGGCAATGGAGGACTTCATCACGCGCATCGGCGCGTTCAAGGCGGCCAACGGAGTGACGGCGGAGTTCATTGAGCATCAGCTGGCGATCTCCCCGCTGCACACGGCGGTGCCGTTCAAGGTGACCGCGAAGACGCCGCCGGAGCTTTGGCACGGCACGCTGGAGTGGCTCGGAGAAGGGCGTGTCAAGGTCGCTGAGGGATCACCGCCATTCCCTTCGCTCCGAGCGCACGGCGCGTACCTCGTGACGCCCTCTGGGGTGTTTGAGGGCGCGCACGAAGTCCTGGCCGTGCACGACGATGTACTGCGGATTACGGACTTGCCTGTTGCGTCCGGTGTCGCCTTCGAGGGGGGGTTGGCGGTCAAGCCTCTGCTCCGAGGCGTCATCGACCACGCCATGCGTACCCACGACGACTTCTTGATCGTCCTCGACCACAAGTCAGGCAAGAAGAAGCCGATCGGCGAGCACTCGCAGCAGTTCTATGCGTACATGGCGCTCGCCGTGGTCAACTTTCCGTGGGCGCGCGGGGTTCAGTCGGGCATCCATTACATCGGGGAGCCCAAGGTGGACTGGTTTCCCCGCTTCGATGGAAACCCCGGCGCGTGGACGCGCGAGGAGATCCTCTCCCGCGTGATTCCGTGGTTGGAGCAGTTTATTGGTCGCACAGCGGTCAAGCTCGGTCTGGTGGACGCCGGTACGCCGCGCGCTGAAACGGGCTGGCAGTGCAGCTACTGCGGCTTCTCAGATCACTGCGAAGCAGGGCGAGACGAGATCGCAAAACGTGCTCGCCGAAAGGGAGCGACGAACATCTAGTAGTAGGGTGAAGGGCGCCCATGACACGCAAGACGGGCTCAGCAAAGTTCACACACAACGACGGCCACAAGCTCCTGAACTTGTTGGACGTCACGCAGCTCAAGACGCTTCTCACACACTCCTTCCCGGAGCACCGCCTTACACAGATCAACACGGCATCGGTCAAGATCAATTGCCTCGCGGCAAATGTCACAGGACACATCGACCAGAACCCGTCGATGTATCTGGACGTGGTCAGGGGTACGATCAAGTGCAAGGCCTGCGGGTACTTCACACGCAACCTCTTGCAGCTCTTCCAGGACGCCAAGGGCTGGTCGTACCGAGAGACGCTCTCGCAGGTTTTGACGTATACCGGGCGCCGACTGGTGTCCGAAAAGGTCGAGGCCGATGTCGAGGCGTACGACATTCACAACCTCGCAGTGTCGACGCTCCTGTATGTCTGTACGGCGTATGCGCGCAACCTCCTTGCGCCGCCGGTCGACCCAGAGGACAAGAAGAACTACGACGAGATCGCGCTGCACGCTGCGGCGCCCGTTTTGGAGTGGCTCTTCACGCATCGCAAGCACCTCCCTGAGCACCTGGGCGCGCTGCCCTACGGCGTTTGGCCCCCCCAGCACGTTTTGTTCGCCTACGCGGCAGAACGGCTGGAGACGTTGGCGGGCGCACAGTACGAGCGCTTCCAAAACACCTACTTGACTCCAGAGCGGCGCGCGAAGGTCCTTGAGCGCATCAAGGTCTTGGCGGAGCCCGCCGGGGTGGAGTGGGTCAACGCGGTGGCCTTCTTCAACGGGCACGGGCTCCGCACTCCAGGGAAGATCCGTCTTCGCCGCGCACATTTGGAAGACCAGAAGGACGGCAACTACCTCACGTTGCCGGGTTTCACCGAAGACGAACCCATCGGCTACTTCGGCCTCTACGCCCCCCACCTCGGGGGGCTCGACCCCTCAGAGGCCAAAGCGCTGCGGTTCTTCCTGGTCGAAGGCGAGAACGACGCGATCACAGCGCAGGAGACGTTTATGAGCGCGGGCCTCACCGGCTACGTGTTTATCGCGTCCAACGGCGCCTTCAATGATCTTGATGCGCTGGTCCCCGCTGGCGTTGAAGAGGTCTATGTGATCTCTGACCACCCTGTACGAGGTAAAGGAGACTCGTGGCTCCGTGGGCGCCTCGTCACAGGCGCCGAGGTCTTCGTTCGCGTCTTTCGTGGTTGGTCTGCGCTGGACAAGATCCCGGGGATGCCGAAAGACCCGGACGACGCGATTCAGCTTGGAGGCTTTCAGATCTTCAAGCGTACAGTCGTCGACGAGGCCGATAAGTGGTTTGTCCCGGTTGACGTCTGGGCCCTGGACAAGGCGCTGGAAGACGCCGCTGTTTTGGGCCCGGACGACGTACGGGAGCGGACGGCTATCGCTGTCGGCTATGGGGAGACGGTGCGTAACGCAGCGCAGCTTTCGCAGTACGTCGAGCGCGTGTGCACCAAGATGGCGCTGACGCCCGCGATCGTCCGTAGCCTCATTGTTCGTAGCAAGGACGATGAGGCCGGCTTCATCGCGCGGATCATCGACGTGCTCACGCGCCTGTTCCACCCTCTGTACAAAGAGGACGGCATGCGTGGGGCGATCCTGTACCTGCATCACCGCACCAAAGATCGCACCATCCGCTTCGGCACCGACGACGGCGCTGGGGCGCTGTCGGCGCTGGCGAACGTCGTGGGCGATGTCCACTCCTTCTTCGCGGAACAGGTTGGTATCCCTGCGTGGGTGATGCCCCAACAGGGGCAGGGCCTTGCTCAACCTGTCCGCGAGCTACAGCGGATCTTCGCAGACTACTTGAAGATCGCGATCCAATCTCTCTTCCATGACGTGCCCACGCGCGAAGAGTGCACCCAGTACGGCCAAGGCGTACACGTCATTGAGGCCGCACAGGCGCCGTTCGGCGTCGTAGTGATGGTCGTAAACGGCATGTGTGTCTACGAAGGCACTTACGCGCCCGACGGCTCGCTCTCGCTGTCTTGGAAGAAACTCGATGGCCCCTCTCGGGGGTTGGCGCTCTTCCTCACCGAACCGCACCCGCACTTCTCAGAGCTCCGCTCCGTGGCCGACTTGGAAGACGCCAACAAGTTCACCATCGAGGACGTTCGGTACTACGTTCACCGCCTCGTGCAGCTCTACCGCACAGGTTGGCGAACCTTGAACACCGACCTCGACGCGAAGTTTCTCGCGTACTACCAAGCGGCTTTCTCGGCGCCACACTTGTCTCCTTCCAAGGTGCACTTGGAGCTCGTGGGGCAGCACTCCTCTGGCAAGTCCACGGCCCTGAGCACGTTCTGCGGGGGACAGTTCCCTCATCTCCAGATCTGCCCATGGTCCAAGGGGTTGGTCAACTACTCTACGGCGTCCATCTACCAGGGCTTCAATCGAGCCTCCCTCACGATGGGCTTGGAGGAGTTCACCCGCGACCTGACAGTGGCAACCGCGAAGACGGCGCAGGTGCAGTCGATCAGTGAACTTTTGCGCCAAGTCATCTTTCCGGGCGGCGCAGTAGTGTCGCGGGCTTTGCCTACTGGCGGGTCGCGTCAGATGATCGTCAGGACCAACGTCGTTACGGCGTCAATTCACCCCGCCCACGACCCGCAGGATGCGAGCCGCCGCCTGACGGTCGAGACCGTCAAGGTGGAAGGCCTCAAAGACCCTCAGATGGAGTTTGCGGAGCTCTTTCCACCTGAGGAGCTTACGCGCATGCGCCGCGTTCTAGGATTGGGCCTGATCAAGTTCTACCGGCCGTACCGAGAGTACTACGACCAGATTGAACGGGAGCTTGGCACGGGGAAGGTAGTCACCACGTTTGCGGTCGACACCCGCTTCCTGCGCAACTTCTATCCGATCGCTCCGCTCATGGCGCTCTTGGGCGAGGACTGGAAAGACTTCGTCATCAAAGCGACTGAGGCGCGGCGGGGGCGCCTCACGGCGAACGCGCGCAGTAACGTCACGACACAGCTCTTCGACACGATCTTCAGGACTAACAACTTGAAGATCGGACAGTCTGGCGCGGTGACCTCCGTCGCTGTGATGCTCGGGTCACGGGACCCTACGCGCTGGCTGGCGTTGAACCACGCCCAAGCGGGCGTGTACTACTTCGAGGACCTGAAGTACCTGATCGTCGACTGGATCTCGGTCGTGGCACCAGGAGGCCTGCTTCACCGGGTAGAGCCGTACTGCCGAACGCCGCCCAACTTGCTCAAGCACCAGCTTGACCAGCACTCTCTTGCTCGACGGGAGCATCAATACGAGCCTGCGAAGGTCTTGTCTGCGCTTCGCGCTTTTGGTGGCGTGATGCGCACGGACGAAATCACCGTGGTCGACATCTCCGCGCTGTTGGAAGAGCTTCGCGAAGCGTTCGTAGAGCGCCTACCCGGAGCGGATCGCGCCGATCGAACCGCAAACGACGTCGTTGACGATGGTCCTCCGGGGTTGCCTCGTCGGCAGCGCCACTTCAACAACAACTTGTGACCAGGGGTGTGAGACATGACTCAAACTGAAAGGCGAGGTGGCTAGTGGCAACTGTGTCTCTGCCTGAACCACCTCCGCCATTCCATTGCGACATCTGTGCTCGTCCGGAGTTCGCCCAGAAAGCAGGACCCGGGTGCGCGGCGTGTCCGGCATTCAAGGGCGCGCACTACTTCCCCCAGCCTGAGGGCAGCGACTTCGCGGATGTTTTGGTAGTAGGCGACGCGCCGATTGCACCGCGTCTCGCGGTCGTCGGGGGCCGGGCGATCCCTGATACGTCGCTGTTCCACCAGCCGTTCAAGGACGACGGCGCGAAGGTCCTCAAGAACGCGATCCAAGAGGTTCAGCGCCGGAACCCTCAGTTTTCGGCGCTGAACTTCCGGTACGTGTACGCCGTAAAGTGCGCGGTCGAAGCGCCTAGCAAAGCAGTCATTACGGCGTGCCGCACGCCGCTGAAGACGGAGGTGTCCCGTCTTGCTGCTGTACGGCAGGCGGACGACCCCTCTCGGGCGCTGACGGTCATTGCGTGCGGCGTGCCCGCTCTTCACGCACTTGGCATTCCCGTTCGCTCCGAGAAGGAGGCGTCTGGGCGTGTCTACGACAACGTCCAGTTCGCGGGAGCGTACCTCACCGTCATCTTCACACGCTCGCTCAAGGCCCTGGCCGTCGCGGTCGGCAAGTACAGCGCGGTGCTCGCGGACGTCGAGCGCGCCATGCGCGTCGCAACGCGCGCCGAGATCCGTACGTTGCCTCGTGCCGAGATCGAACAGAACTACGTCTACCCGAAGACGATCGAAGAGGTACGGGCGCTTGTCCGACACGTGTTTGAGTACACGAGGCCGGGGGTGTCGCACCTCGACTGGAAGATCGCTTTCGACACAGAGACGAACACGCTGCATCCGCACTGGTCGGGCACGCAGCTTGTAGCTGCATCTTTCGCGTGGGATGACGGGAAAGCCGCGACAGTTCCGCTCTGGCACAAGGACACACCGTACGAACCGCAGCTTGCTTACGAGGAGATCTGCTGGCTCCTCCGCAGCGGCAAGCCCATCATCTGGTTCAACGCCAAGTATGACTTCAAGGTCTTTTGGCGGTTGGGTTGGCCCCTCAAAGATGTCGGCAAGATCGCGTGGGACGTGTACTGCGCCGAGCACGTCCTGGAAGAGGACAAGAAGGGGCTCTACAGCCTCAAGTACCTCACCAAGCAGGACCTCCCCTTTCTGGCGGGGTACGAAGACAAACTTCACGACGAGCTCGTGAAGAGCGACTCCGAGAACTTCTCGGAAGTGCAGGTCTCTGCGAAGAAGGCGGTGAAGTTGCCGAAGCCGATCGCAGAAGCTCTGGGCCGCGCGGTGCAGGCGGGGCTGATCAAGAACGCACAGTTTCGGCCGGCCTCTCTTCAGAAGACGTTGGAGAAGTACGAGCAGCTTCCGGGGCTGGATCTTCTCGGTGAGGCGGACGCCCCGAAGGCCCTCATCGCGGACATGCGTCTCCTTCTGAACGCCAAGGCCAACGGTGAGTTCACCGGCAAGGCCGAACGCGTGGCGGCCAAGGCGCGGAAGCGCCAGGGCGGCTTTGAGAACGTCGAGATCGGCGAGCTGTGCTTCTATGCGGCGGTTGACTCCGACGCGACGCGGCGCCTCGCTGTCAAGCAGAGTGAACGCATGTACGCCGAGGACGACAAGTTCGAGCGTTGGCGGCAGCAGGTTCAAGAGGAGATCTCCTCGGGGGCGCCGACGGGGCCGCTGGCCGGCGGCCGAGTCGACATCCTTTGCACGCACCCGAAGCCCCTGCATCGTTTGGTGCAGGAGGACTACCTCCCGCGTCAGACGGAGCTCGCGAAGATCGAGTACCAGGGCATCAACATCGACCAGAATTACCGTGAGTGGGGCGACCGCGCCCTTGACAACACGATCACGGCGACGACGGAGAAGATCTACGAGCTGTGTGGTGAGCGTTTCTCGCTGAACAGCGCGAAGAAGCTCACGGCGTTCTTGTTCGATGGCGGCGTGGGGTATCAACACCCCGACCCTGAGCTCGCTGCGCAGATGGCGCAGGAGAACCCGCAGCTGGTCCGCTACGTCGGCGGTCGCATCATGTACCGCGCCCAGCACTACACGGCCAAGGGGCAGATGCAAACCAGCGAGGCTGTCCTCAAGAGCCTCGTTACGCGGTACAAGTGCCCTTTGGCCAACCTCTTGATGTCGCTGAAGAAGGCAGACAAGGCCAAGAACAGCTTCTTCAAGAACATCGGCATCCTCTCGAACATGTTCGGTGACGGACGCATCCACCCTGGATACAACATCACAGGAACATCCACAGGCCGCCTCTCTTCGTCTTCTGGTGTCGAGGGCGTCGGCTTCAACAACCAAAACATCATCAAAGGACTCATCGGCGCCCTCCGCGACATGCGGGGCAATCTCGTGCTTGGCGCGGACGGCAAACCGCTGTTCGAGGGCGTGAAGTGCAAGAAGCTGTTCATCCCCGACGATGACAGCTACTGCTTCGGCAACGCTGACGCCAAGGGCGCGGAGGTCTCCATCTTCGCCGGGTACGCCAAAGACGCCGCGCTCATCGACGCGCTGCTCAACGGCATGGACGCACACTGCTTCTTCGCGTCGGAGTGCTTGAACCCGAACCTCGTGGCCGCAGGGCTTACGGGAGACGCACGCCGAATCGCGCTGGAGAACGCCTCGATCGACGACGATCATGCGTGGTCGTACGAAGACTTCCTCAAGGGCAAGGACGACCTCCTCGCCGACAAAGCGTACGGCAAGCGCTTGAAGGCGCTGCGCGACAACATCAAGCGACTGGTGTTCGGGCTCCTGTACGGCGCCGGCGTTCGGAAGATCGCGGACATCGCCGGCATCAACCTGGATCTCGCGCAGCAGATCAAGAAGCTGTTGTTCACCAAGTTTCCGACGCTGGAGGCGTTCATCAACCAGACCATCTGGGAGATGCGCACCTTCGGCATCGTCGAGACTTACCACGGGCGCCGCCGGCGCTTCTCGCTCGGCCGCCACGCGCCGAACGCCCTGCGGGCCAAGGCAGAGCGGCAGGCCGTGAACTTCAAGATCCAGGCCACCAACAGTGACATCGTCATGTCGGTGCTGTGCTGGGTCGCGGACGTGATCGAGCGCGACCTGAAGGGCCGGCTCCTCCTCACCGTGCACGACTCCATCGGCTTTCAGGTGCCGAAGAAGTACGCACATCAGGTGCCCGAGATCTTCAAGCTATACGGCACGGACCGGGTTGCACGCGAGTGCCCCTGGCTCCCCGTTCCGTACCGCTGGGACGTTGAGCTCGGACCGAGCTACGGCGAGGTCATGGGCGCAGACAAGTACATCGCCAAGCACCCCCCGCCGATCCCGCTTTCGGAGCTGGACGGCTACACGGAGGAGGAGATCTACGAGGACCTCCGCGACCCGGACGAGCACGATCTCCCCGCCTCCACCAAACCCAAGACGCCCGCGCCGCGCGCGGCATAAACCACGAGGAACACATGCCGAACTCAACTGAAATGCCCGATCTGCTTTTCATCGACACCGAGACCACGGGGCTCAACAACCAGATTCACCGGGTGATCGAGGTTGCCGCCACGCGCGTGAACTTCCACCCCCATACGTGGACGACGCCGTTGGCGTCGATCTGCTACCGCTTTACGCCGTCAACGGAGGACCTGTCCCGCGCGGAGGAGGGCGCCCTCGCGGTCAATGGCTATCACGAAGGGCACCCGGACTGGGCGACGGCGCCGGCCATCGACAGTGAGGAAGCTGCGCAGTCTTGGAAGAACGTGGCCACCCTGGCGCGTGGAGCTGTTCTGGTGAGCCAGAACGTACCGTTCGACCGGGACTATGTCTGGGAGGAGCTCAACCGGCGCGGGCTCCTCTACCGGCACCCCAAGTTCGGTCTCCTCGCGCCGTGGGCGCGACGCTTCGTCGACATCCAGAGCTACTCGGCGCTGATCGCCATGGAGAAGAGCCTCAGCAAGATGGGCCTGCACGAGGTCTACGCCGCCATCGGCGGCCCTCCGCTCATGGAACATCGCGCAGCGGCCGATGTCCAGCGCGGCATGGCCGTGATGCGGTACGTCTGGGACCGTTTCACGCGCGGCGTCAGCTCGTTGGTGTAGCGCTGTCTAAAACCGCTGGGCGGGAGCGGTAAAAAACAGTATGGACATCCATACAGGGGTGCGCGCATGAACTCGTTCATGCGCGCGTCGAGCTCCGCTGAAATTCAGCGGTGGCTCAAGAGCGAGTACGGAGAGCGCTGCGAGCACGTCGAGAGAGACGTGGCCGCCGCGTTCGCTGTGCGGGGCGAGACCGACTCATTCGGTCCCGTCAGCCGGCGGGTCGTCTGCGAGGCGTGTGATAACGCTGCGCAGGTTGAAGAGGAGGACGAGGTCGTACAGTGCAATGACTGTAAGGCGCGCCACCCTCGGCGCGAGACGAGGACGTGGGAGGCGTATGACTTCTACGCCCCGCAGGGCGACGTTGCACTCGTATTGTGTCACGCGTGCTGGGCTGCCCCCAAGCACGTTGCGCGGATGGCGCGCGACGCAGCCGAGGAAGAGGCAGAGTTCGGACCGCGTAAGCCACCAATCCCCGTCCTCGCGGACGACAGGTACGACGTCGTCTACCCAGACGAAGACTACTAAGCCCTCCGTCCTGGAGGCACCGCCCCGCGCCGTTCGGCGCGTCCAAAGGGGTGGTTTCTTTTGGCCGTCAGTCGTCGGCGCGAGACGAAGTGAGGTTCACCTCCTGGTTCCCAATCTGAAGCGCCATGCGTGCAAAGTTCAAGGAGTGCAGGTAGTCATCGGGCTGGTTCGGCGCGTGGCGCCAGACCTTGCGCGTGGCGCCCGTCTGCCCGATGACTTCTTCGTATTCTGCGAGGATGTCCTTGAACGGCACGTCCATCACGGTTTCAGGCTCGCGCGGAAACTGAAACTCTTTGCGGATGAACGACGTCATCAACGAGTCGATCGACACAGTTCTATTCACGGTGACGAACTTCCCTTTGTCGTTCCACGACAAGTACGCCGCCGCCGTGCCTGAGTAGCGGAACTTCAAGACGCGCTGAGGGTTCTGGATTGCGTTGCGCAGCATGTCCATCGACATGTTGCCTTCGCCGGCGTCGCCGCCGATATACATGCGGTACTGCGTCACCTTGTCGTACAGCTGCAAAGTGGCGTAGATCTCCTCAAACTCTTGAAGAGGCGAGGTACCAGGAAAAATCTTGTGGTACAGGAGGCGTGTTCGTCCCAAACCGAGTTTGCCGATGATGGTCAGCACTGTGCGCGACTTGATAGAAATCGCACCCTCTGCGCCCGACTTCGTGGCGGTTCCCCCGCCGGACCAGTCGATGCCCGCCGCGACTTTGGTCACGCCCACCATGTTGTCGCGCGTGGGCTTTCGGCTAAGGAGCGGGCCGTCGCAGGCCGCTTGAAGTGTTTCCTTGGTGACGAGCCGCCGGCCCTGGGAGTCGCTGATCCCCAAGACCTCGTTGCGGAACGTCGAGATCGGATACGCCTCAGGGCCCTCCAAGTTGTACAGGACGTCCGTCTTCCACTTGTCGAGCGCTGCGTCGCGTTGTGCGCCGATCGGCCACGCCGCAGGCACAAACTGCGGCATCATCAGGCGCGAGATGTGGTAGCCCTTCGTCTGATTGATGCGCCCATCTTCATCAGCAGGGCGCGGATTCATGTCGATCCAGGTGCCGTTGCGCGGGTTCAAGTACCCCTGACACTTCGTGCAGATGGGCCCGCGCTTGCCGCACTGGGTTTCGCTCATCAAGATGGAGTACTTGCCGCATCCGTCGCACTTGACGGCCCACTCGGTCTGCGTCGAGTCCTGCCACAAGAGCTCGATGCCGTTCTCCATCGTCTTCGGCGTGCCGCACAGCGTGAGGTAGCCCCCGCGCTGAGACATAGCGAGGCACTCCTTGATCACGGGCCTCACCGCTTCGAGGAGCATGTCCTGTACCTCGTCCAGCATCAGCCGATCACAGGAGCGCCCACGGCACCGATCCGCGTCATCAGAGGCGTAGCTGAACTCGATCTGCGACCCGTGCGAGAAGTACCGAGCGAGCACACGATTCGTGGTGCCCTCGTCGACAAAGATGTCGCGAACGAGGGGCGAGAAGAGAATGAACTTCCCCACGCGCGACACAGAGAACGTCTGTGTCTGCTCCTTGGTCGGAGCGATGAAGAACGTCTTGAAGTGCGGGATCGCCACACACTCGCCAAGCGCGAAGGTGGAGAGCGTCATGCTCTTACCCACCTGTCGACACGTCTTCAAGAGCATCTTCTGCGGCGAGTCATCGTAGATCGCGCGGAACATGGGGTAGTCGTTCAAGCTGAACGGCTTGCCCTCCCACATCAGGAGGTTCTCCGCGAAGTGGGATCGAGTCCCCTCAATCCGCCTAGGCGCGCGGTTATACAGAGAGCTCAAGGAGACGCTCCTGCCGCGCGCGGCGCGCCGCTCGTTCCTCGCAGTAGATTCGGCACTCGGCGAGGCGATGCAGCTGCGCCGCGAGCGCCGTCGTCGGCTCTTCTCGCAGCATACGCCGTAAAGCGTCGTGCGTGTCGTGCTTCTTCTTCGCCCAAGCCTGCTCCACTTCCGTGACGAATGCCTGCTTCAGCTTCGTGAATTGATCCAGAACATCCTGCGCGAAGCGCAACGGGTCGGGCGCGAGCACCATGCCCTCGTCATGGAGCACCGCCGCGACAGCGGGATCCACGGCGTCGGGATCGAAGCCGTGCTCCTCTGTGATCTTGTCGCCGGTAAGACGCTCGATCTCCATGACAGCCCAGGAGAGCTGCTCTGGAGTTGGGTGGTGAATGGCGTCGGCCGCCGCCGGGATTCCGTCGCACGTCAACGCCATGGCGAAAAGGACGTCGTGGTCGTACGTCCAGACGGGCCCCGTGACGATGGTCTGCGCGGCGAGGAGCTTCGCCATCAGAGAGTCAGTAGGCGGGATGCGGCGCCGTTCGAGCTCGATCCGGATGGTGTCGGGCTCCCAGACCCCGATGGTGGCCCCTAGCGCCTGATTGGCAGCCGTCCAGGCGCAGCTCAGCTCGACCTCGGGGTCCTGAAGAAGTTCGGTTGCGTGTGACATGTCAGCCTCGCGAGACGGGCACTCCTGCGGCGCGCAACTGTCGCGCGAAGTCAGCCTTCATGTCCGCCGGCAGCGTACACACCACCTCGGCCACCTTCTGTGCGTCGAGGCGACCGCCGGGGGCGATCTCACGGAGAACGTCGCTGCCCAGGGCGTCGGAGTAGAACGATTGCGGCAACCGCTCCAGGTGCTGCGGCTCGACGAAGGTTCCGCCGAGGTCCAGGGCGCCGGATGCGATCTTCTCGCCGTTGAAGACGCTGGCCACCGGGTCGGGGATCTTGCGGTCGTAGTGTCGTACGAGGCCGCCCTGCTGATCCAGCTGGTTGATCGCCGAAGCGACCTTGATCCGCGTCGCCCGATCGCGAAGCCCTTTCCGATCAGACAGAACCGCTGCGGCCAGCTTGCCGAACTCGGCCTTGACCTCCGGAGTCGTGGCGAGCATCGCGCGAACTTCCAGCGTGCTTGCCAGCGCGTGGGGGTCGGTGGATGCTTCGCCGGCCCAGCGGTACGACTCCGGGCGGAGCTCAACGCCGTGAGCCGCTGCGGCGGATGCGAGCTTGCCGAACGCCTCGGCGCGCGTCTCGGGACGGAGCTTGCGGATCTGCTCCAAGAGACGGGCTTCAGCGGTCTTGATCTCGGTGGGGTTCCGTACGGGGTACGCCTTCGTGTCCGAGAAGAGGCAGTCTTCTTGCCGGAGTTCGGCGACTTTCTCTTCTCCTGCGGCGAGCTGGTCCCGAGGAACACCGTAGGCGTCCAGGGCCTCTTCGATGGCGCCGAGCACCTCCTTGGGAACGAGCGGGATCACGCGCCCAGCGGCTGCAACCTTGGTCTGCGCCGCGCCGTGCTTGGCGTAGAGGTAGGACACCACGGCGTGCTCGGGGCTGTGAACGGGGAAGAGCCGACGCTCCGGCCACGCGAAAGCCGTGTCCGGAATCTGCTCCCGGCGGTCTTCAAACTCCGCGCCCTTGACCAGGGGCACAGCATCGGGATGCCGGTCCAGCAGGTGGCTCAGAAGAGCGTGTCCCGGGTCGGCGTAGAGGTCGAGAACCTGATGTTGGCGGGGTGTGTTCATGTTGAGCCTATACGGAAGACGGGTCGAACGTAGGACAGACTTCATAGACGCGCGACAGCGCATCACGCTCCGTAGTGCGCGCGCTATCTACAACGCGCTGCGCGGTGAGCACGTCGGCGGCGAGGCGGGCGCAGTTAGCGTCACAGGCTGCGACGCGCGCGGCGTACTCATCTCGCTTCAGCGTCTTTGCGACGAGAAGGGACTGATACGTGCGTGTGTCAGCAGAGTAGGCGCCCAGTTGGAGTACGAAGTCCCGCACATTGGTTGTGAGGGGCGTCCCTGGAGGGATGCTCGCATCCTGTAGGGAGAGGACGACCGTACGGGCCGTTTCCAGAGCGGCGACGTCCGCGACCAAGAAGTTGTAGATCTCCCGATCGGTGCGGCAGTCTGTTGCGCACGCGTCGGACGCCGCCTGCGCTGCATCTCGGGCCGTCTCAGCCGCGATGCGCGCGTCCCGAGCCGCGACGTACGCCGCTTTGCGCTCGTCTTCAACCGACACGCCAGGGGTCGGAAGGTCGTAGAGCTGCGTGGGGTTGGTGGCAAACGGCGTAAAGGCCGCACGCCACTCCTCGACCAGCGTAGAGAGGCGAGCCAAAATTTGCTTGTACGCGGCGTCGGCAGTGGTCAGCGTGTCGTACAGAACCGTCATCACCGCCGAGAGGTATTCAGTCTTCCCGTTGCGAATCGCCGATGTTCGATCTCGATAGAGGCCCGTGAGCTCGTCGATGTTGCTGATACGCGCGAACTTATCCGGCGCGATCGTGATCAAGTCCGTGCTGACCACCCGGACGTACTTGGGCGATGCGGGGTCGGTCTGTCGGATGTCGTAGGGCGTGGCTACACGCGCCAGTACGTCGTCCTTGGCGTCTCCGGTGTCCGAGATGCTCAAAACGAACAAGTCCTTGAAGGGGAGGTCGCCCCTGTCGAGGATCACCGTGGTGATCTCGAACTTCACGGAACCGTCGGCCAGGGTGATCGGACGCCGCTGTTGTTGTACTTGAGGGATCGTGCTCATGGTGTCTCTGAAGAGTACACGAAGGTCTGCTGGCCGCCGAATACGATCCCTACTTGTCCGGCGTAATCCTGGGTCACCGCGTTGAGCCGCCGACGGACATCTTCGGCAAACGTGGCGGCCTTTTCTTTGACTGTGAACGTGAGGGTCACCTCGGACGCGCGGTAGTAGTCCAGTTCACGGGCTACAGCCTCCTCCTTTGTCGCGGGCCAGATTTCAATGTCCGGCACGAGCGCGACCGACACAAACGCGTCTGTCGACGTGTCGAACATGAAAAGCTCACGAGGGATGGACCCTGACTGGTCGACGGACGTAAACACCTCGTAGCTAGATGTAGCCGGCGGCGTACGCAGGGTCTCCGTCTCGCGTTGTGTGATGACAATCCACGCCATCTTCAAGGCCCCACTGTAGTGGTGATCAACACCGTAAAGGCCGTGTTGTTACGTGACGCTGCGCGCTGAAGGTCTGCGACCTCGTGCCGTACTACGTCAAAGAGGTCCAGCGCGGCGTCTTGAGTTGGCGCCAGCGTCGTGTTCCGGACGCTGCGCACCAGTGCGTTGTTCACTTCTCGCATAGTAACGCCACGAGTGCCTACGGCGAGCACGCCGCCACCTCGAAGAAGTTTCCACCCGAGGTCCCGCTCGCGCGTGGGGAAGTAGCGCGGCTCCAAGCCGGGGAAGGTCGATTGAATACGCACCCACGGGAAAGCCCACGCGCCACCGGTGCCATTGGTGAAAACCTTGTTCACCCGGGCCGTTGACCCGGCGTAGCTGAGCACCTGGGCGTAGCCGTTGTTGGATGAGTCGGCGAAGCCACTCAGGAGAACCCAGCGGCCGATGTCGTCATTCGTGAAGGCGTATCCGGGTAGCTGAAGCTGGCTCCCCGTGAAACAACTTGCAGAAGTTCCCTGGACACGCGTGGGGATTTCGGCGACAATAAAGTCCTGGTTCGTATACGGCGCCTGCGCCTGAATCCAGTGCGCCACAGGCGTTGAGACCTGAAGCGTGTCCCCTGGCAACACTGAAGAGAAGAAGGAAGCCCCGTTGTCCCCCCGCACGTCAAAGTACTGGAGCTCGCTCTGTGGAAGAGCCGCCAAGTCCTGCAAGGTGGCGACGCGCTCCAAGCTATCAAAGCCCCCCACGTTGCGCACCACGAAGAGCGGCGCGTACGACAACGGGTCCGTGCCGATGGGCGGCGCGGAAGGCGGATCGCTGACGGGCACCGTGACCGCCCACTGCGTGGCTTGGTACCCAGACGCACGGGTGTAGCCCTGCTGGCGGATACGGATGGTCACAGGTACCGACATGCTTTACCTCGGAGTCGATCAGTCCCTGCTACGGCCAGGGCTCGCGCTGGTATCTGCTGAGGGTGTGGTCGTACACACCGCCGTGACAAAGGTAGGCGAGAAGCTGCGCGGCGGCCAGCGATTGGCGGCGATTCACGCCTTCCTGCGTGGCGAGGTCCGCGCGCACACAGCCCGCATCGCGCACGCCGCTGTGGAGGGCCCGAGCCTCAAGAGTGTTCACCGAGAGTTCGACCTGGGCGAAGCCAGCGGCGTCGTCCGGTTCGCCATTTACCATTTCTGGGCTGTGGAGCCCCTCGTCGTAGCCCCCGTCCAGCTGAAGCTCTTTGCCACGGGGCTGGCTGGCTCGGACAAGGACGAGGTTCTGAACGCCGTAAACCACTCGTGGGGGACGGCGCTCACAGATGACAACGAGGCCGACGCTGTCGTCTTGGCTCAGATCGCTCGCGCAGCGCATCTTCAGGCGCGTTGCGCGACCCGCAAACAACAAGAGGTCGTCGCCAATCTCCTTGGCGCCGTCTCTACTCCCCCGCACCGGCGGCCCCGGCGCAAGACTTCTATCAACATCTGAGGTTTGGATCATGGTCGAAGGGGTTCCCGCAAAGTACCTGTCGTCTGCTGAGGGGCGTACGCAGGGGTCGAAGCGCAAGAGTCGCCGCAGCCGCCCGGTTGAGGCGAAGGTGTACGTGCTTCGAGAAGAGAATCGGTTCCAGCTGGATCCGAGCTTCGTGGCTGAGTACGTGGACAAGCAGCCGCCGTGGGGGTTCGGCATCCTGAGCCGCATCACCTACGAGCGCACCTACGCTCGGCCCGTCACCAAGGCGCTGCTCGTGAAGCAGGCCATCCTCTACCGGGGTATGGACGCAGAGACCGCCAAGCTCTACGCGGAGCAGTCCACGCAGAAGCACGAGGCATACTGGCAGACGGTGCTGCGCGCCGTCGAGGGTGTCAGCTCCATCCTCAAGCAGCAGGTCCGCGACACCGGCCAGCCCTGGAGCGACGACGAGGAGCAGCACCACGCCAAGGAGATGTTCCGCCGCATGTGGGCCTTCAAGTTCACGCCCCCTGGGCGCGGCTTGTGGTTTATGGGCACCGAGGCAATGGAGATCAAAGGCTCCGCTGCCTTGAATAACTGCTTCGTCGGGCGTGAGCAGCTGATCACGCGTGAGCGTGGCGCCGTGCAGCTTGACTCCGTCGTCGGGCAAACCGTGACGGTGTTGACGCCCGAGGGCTGGCGCAGCGCCGTTGTTCAGTCGTTCGGCGAACAGGTGGTTCAGGACGTTACGTTTGCGCCGGCAGACATGTCGACGCGAAACGGGGCTCCCCGTAAGTCGCGCTCCAATCTACGCGTCACACTACGCGTGACGCCTGATCACCGTTGGTTGACGCTCAATCGTGGAGAAGTCACGGATCTTCAGGTCGGGGACTTTGTCGCCTCGCACGTCAATCAAGATCGGGACGAAACGAGCGACTACTGTGCGGGCCGTCGGCACGGCCTCATCTTCGGCGATGGCACCGCGGGGTACCAACACACCTCTTCCGATACGCGGGTGTATCACATCCGCCTTTGCGGGGACAAAGCGCGGGAGGAGGTCACGCGGTTTGAGCATGTTACGTACCCACCGTCCTACCACGGGGACCCCTACTGCCATGTCACGTCCGATCGTGATCTCAAGGGCTTTCCGGAGGGCGTGACCCCCGACTACCTGCGGGGGTTTCTTGATGGGTGGATCGTCGCTGATGGCTCGGTCAAGCCCAATGCCGAGACCTTTCGTCTCGCGTCGCAGCACCCCGGCGCGGAGGCGTGGCTCCGTGCACACGCCGCCTCGGCTGGGTGGCTTTTGACCGGCATCGCGGTTGACAAGGCGCTGACGACGAACTTTGGAGCCCGGTCACAACCCCTTACGGCGTACAGCCTCACGCGGCAGCCCCGGGCCTGGGTTGTTACCCAGGTTGATGCACTGGACGATCCCGAACCCGTTTACTGCGCCCAAGTCCCTGACACACGGTCATTCGTGCTTGGCGCGGGAATCCACACGGGAAATTGTGGCTTCGTTTCTACGGAGCACATCGACATCGACTTCTCCGAGCCCTTCTGCACGCTCATGGACTACTCCATGCTCGGCGTCGGAATGGGCTTCGACCTTCGCGGCGCGGGGGCTGTTACGCTGTCGGCCCCGGCTACGTCCCTCGACGCTCACGTGGTGGCCGATACGCGCGAGGGCTGGATCGAGTGTGTTCGCATCGTGCTCGACGCCTTCATCGGCAAGGGAGAGTTGCCCTTTGCCTGGGACACCTCGCGAGTGCGCAAGGAGGGCGAGCCCCTGAAGACGTTCGGGGGTACGGCCAGCGGTCCAAAGCCGCTGGAGCAGCTCTTGGGCGCTTTGACGTCGATGCTTTACGCCGTAGTGGGTGCGCCCATCAGCGGCAAGACCCTCACGTCCATCATGAACATGATTGGCAAATGCGTCGTCGCTGGCAACGTGCGACGCAGCTCGGAGATCGCCCTCGGGGACCCCGACGACACGGACTTCATCAAGCTCAAGGACCCCACGGAGCTGATCGAGCTGCGCACGGCGCAGGCGGACATCGCCAAGGCCAAACCCGAGTGGCGGGACCTGGACACGCGCATCAGCAAGCTCCGTCAGAAGCGGCGCGAAGCGAAGGTGTCCGTCCTCGACGCCGCCTACGGCGCCTTCCAGGCGAAGATCGACCGCTTGGAGAAGAAGCAGAAGGCCCTCCTCGAAACGGACGCCGAATGGCTCGCGCTGAACGACAAGATCAACGCGCACCCGCTGATGTCGTACCTTTGGGCGTCGAACAACACGGCGCTGTGCCGTCTCGGCACCAAGTATGACACGCTCGCTGAGAGCACCATCATGAACGGGGAGCCGGGCTACGGCTGGATGGACGTGATTCGTGCGTACGGGCGCCTCGCAGATCCGCCCAACTGGAAGGACAAGAACGCCAAGGGGTTCAACCCCTGCGTGCCCGCCGGTACGCGTATCCTGACGCGGGAGGGCTACCTCCCGATTGACACGCTCGTAGGGGCGTCGGTATCGGTGTGGAACGGCACCGCCTGGGCTCCCGTTGTGCCGAAAGTGACAGGACACGATCAACCTTTGGTTCGCGTCTCGCTCTCTGACGGGACGTCGCTTGTGTGTACGGAGTATCACAAGTGGCACCTTGCCCCGCGAAACTACGCTTGTGGAGAAGCGGAAGTGGTGCGCGCTATCGACTTGCAGCCCGGCGACACGTTGGCGAAGTACGGCATGCCTGTTGTGGAGTGCGGCACCGACTGGGAGCTGGCCTACACGCACGGATTTTTCTGTGGCGACGGGCAGGTCTCTGTCTCGGGGACCCGCGGGGCTCTTCTTTACGGCGCAAAGAAGGCGCTTCTACCGCAGCTCGTTGGCGCACGCCCTGGAGCTGAAGACGCGTACGACCGGCAGTACGTGGGCTTGCCCGCGTCACTGCCCGACAAGTTCCTTGTGCGCCATGACCTCTCGTTGGCCTCTCGTCTGGCTTGGTTCGCCGGCCTGCTTGACGCAGACGGTTGCGTACTGCGCAACCCGAACAGTGTTTGCTTGCAGCTGTCGAGCGTGAATCAAGCCTTCTTGCTGGAGGTGCGGCTTCTGCTCACGACGCTCGGGGTTCAGGCGAAGGTTACGGTAGCTAGGGAGGCGGCTGTGCGCCTCTTGCCCGACGGCAAGGGCGGGCACGCTGATTACGCGTGCCAGACGAACTACCGGCTGCTGGTCAACGCGATGGACACGTATCGTTTGGTAAACTTGGGATTGCGTACACACCGGCTGGAACTGCCGCAGCAGCGCCCGCAGCGCGACGCTCGCCGTTTCGTGACGGTCGACGCAGTAGAAAAGGTGGGCGTCGCGGGTGTGGTTTACTGTTTCGAGGAACCGCTCACACATCGCGGCACCTTTGAGGGCGTGGTCACCGGGCAGTGTGGCGAACAGACGCTCTTCGACAAGGAGCTCTGTTGCCTCGTGGAGACCTACCCCACTCGGCACGACAGCCTCGAAGACTTCTTGATCACCTTGAAGTACGCGTACCGCTACGCCAAGGCCGTCACGCTGGTGCCGACCCACAACAAGGCAACCAACGCCGTGATGGTGCGCAACCGTCGCATTGGAACGTCAATGGCGGGCGTCATCGAGCAGTACTCGAAGCTGGGCCTCCAGGAGTGCATCCGCTGGTGGGACACCGGGTACCGTGAGATCCGCAAGTGGGACGTGGAGTACTCCAGCTGGCTCGGGGTGAACGAGTCCATCAAGAGCACGTCGATCAAGCCCGGCGGCACCACGCCCCTCCTGGCCGGCGTCGAGGGCGGCATGAAGGCTCCTACGTCACGCTTCTACATGCGGACCATCCGCTTCGACTACCGCTCGCCGCTGGTGGAGCAGCTCGCCAGCGCGGGCTACCGCGTCGAGAAGGACCGCACCACGCCGCGCACCATGGTGGTCTACTTCCCCTGCGAGACGAAGCCGGGCGTGCTGACGGCGGCAGAGCTGAGCCTGTGGGAGCAGGCACAGATCTTCACCGCTCTCCAGAAGTACTGGAGCGACAACATGGTCTCCGCCACGTTGACGTTCCAGGCTCACGAGGCCAAGACGCTGCCGCGTCTGCTCACGGCCTTCGAGGGGCAGTGGAAGTGCGTGTCCTTCCTCCCGCTGTTCGAGCACGCCTTCCTCCAGGCCCCCTACATCGAGTGCACGCAGGAGCAGTACGAAGAGGCGCGCGCGAAGCTGAAGAGCGTCGGCGACCTCATCATCGAACACGACACCGACGACAAGTGGTGCTCGGGCGGCATCTGCGAACTGCCTGTGGCTCCGTAGCGTTTGATCCCACAAGTTCAAAAGCACACGGCCTCTGGTGCGGTCGCACCGGAGGCCGTGTGCTTTTGAACTCGACGAGACCGAGGATCAGGTACGCGTGAGAATGTAGCCCACCTCGTGGATCGTCAGAGTAGACGACGACAAGTCAATGGCCAGACCCGCGCTGCCGCCCCGAATCCGCACGCGAAAGCCCGTAGGGAAACCCAGAATCTCGGTGGCAAAGTAGACCGGAACCGTGACCTGCCCTTCCATACGGACCGTCGACGCACCCGCAGCGTCCTTGGTCATCTGCAAGTAGTTTGTACCGGCGTAGAAGGTCAACAGGTCTGCCGACCCGGCGAACTCAAACGCCACCGCGATCTGTGCCGTACCGGGCGCGCCTGGATCGACCTGGAACTCTGCGACGTAGTGGATGATGACCGCGCGCTTGGTATACCCCGCAGGAGCATCAAGAGGCGTCGAGAAGAACCAGGGCGCGCCAACGCTGAGATCGGGGATGGCGGTGTACGCGTGGTGCGCCGACCGGAACTGCGTCAGGCTGTACGTGCTGCCATGGTGGTGGTTGGCAGTCGCGTCGACCGGGGCGCTCGTCTCGACGCCATCGAGCAGCGCCTTGTCCGCCGTGAGCAGGATGTTGTTCGTGTCGCGCTCATCCGTCAGCCCGGGGCGCCAGCGCGCGCGGTCCGCATAGAGGACCGTACCCTTCCGCACCGCTTGGCCCAAGCCGGGGGTGAAGCCGAGAGTGCTTCGCGTAAGCACTTCGAGCCATGGTGTGTCGTTCGCGGCGCAGCCAACCACGATCCCAGGGTAAAGCCCGGGAAGCTGGTGGTGCGCGAACTGTGTGTTCGAGCGCGTTCCGCCGATGTACTGCCCCGCACAGAAATCGACCGTGGCGCTGGAGTAGTCCGTTACCGCCGTGAAGTCCGCGAGGGAGAAGTCCAACTGGCGCAGAATGAACTCGCCGAGCGTCGGGCCGGCGTCAGAGAAGAAGCGGTCGAAGATGTACACCCCGTTTTCGTCGCCCGTGGGAGATACCAACCCCTGGACACGGACAAAGATGAGAGGGATCAATTCCTCGTCGGCCGGGATGAAAATGTTCTGCGAAATCATCGTCGGGAGTAGCGGCCAAATGTTCACGAACCGCCCCCCGATGTCGCTGGCGCTCAGTCGCAGCCGCGAGTTGGTGCTTCCCGCTGCGACGGGCTCCCCCAAGTTCAGGCCCGCACCCGCCCCAAATACGATCGGCGTCAACACCAGATCGGCGTAGTTCAAGGCGCCCGGCCGCGCGAAGGCTGCGAGATCCCCCGAGCTCTTCAAAAGGGCTCCGAAACGACGCGCCCCCTGCGACAACGCCGTAAAGTCCTTGTTCAAGGGGCTGTCGCCCTTGAGCTCGTGCCCATCTTCGTTGACGCGGAAGTTGACGCCCCCGCCCGTAGTGCTCGTGGGGATCGCGTTGAGCGCGGCGTCCAACGCTTCTCGCACCGAGCCCTGCGCCGGCGAGAGCGGGCGGTTCCCTGCGCTGAAGGCGCCCGAGAAGCTCTCAACGCCAACGCGCCGCGCACCGCTGTTGGTGGCAGCCATCGCTGCCAGATGTGCCACGACCGCGTCGAGCGCGGCGTCAACCGTCCCCGCTGGGACTGAGGGATTGGCCGAGGCTGCGGCGTCGGCGTTCCACAGACCTGAACCATCATACCCAACCAGCGCGGCGCCGGCGGAGCCGAACACCGTGCTGGCCAGCGCGGCGAGTGTCGTCCGGCTCTCCCCCAGGCGGATCGACTCACCCACCCCGATGCGCGTGCCGTCGATGAACACGAACTCGTTGTTGATGATCTTGCCGATCGGAACAGCGCCGGGGATCTTCTCCGGTTCGCGGCCCGTCGAGAACAGAGCCCACCCTACCAAAGGGGTGGTATTGTTGCTCACGCCGCCCAGGCGGTCCACGGG